TGCGGGGATAGCACCGACAGCGAACAGGTGGCAAAGTTGATGAATGGGGAAAAGGCAGATATATGTTTTACAAGTCCACCGTATTGGGTAGGTTTTGCTTATGAAAATGAAAATGAAAAGGCAACTATTTTACAGCATATTTATGATGAATCTGTTAACATGGCTTTGTTCGTGAAAGGAAAAATTATAATAAATACGGGGAATATTTCATCAATAACAACAGCAGAAAAAATAACAGGTAAAAAACAACCAGCATTACTTATTGATTGGTGGATTGATGCTTTGAATAAAAATAATTATTTATTAAGACATATAAGAATATGGGCAAAAAATGGTGGAGTTCAACCAAGCAGGGCAAATGATAAAATAGATATGCACTGGGAATACATGGGGTTATTCACAGATGAAGATGATAATGCAGGATTCATTTCGACATTTAAAAATCAAAATGATAAAGAAGGTATTGCTAAAAATACACCTACTTGGGCAGTAAATGGAATTTGGAATGATATACAGGGAAAAGCAAGAGCAAGTGGACATGTAGCTGCATTTCCTGTTCAACTGGTTAGTAGATATGCTCAAATGTACACTAAAGAAAATCATTTGTTTTATGAGCCTTATTGTGGTTCAGGCACAACCATGGTAGCAGCACACCAATTAAACCGCAAGTGCTACGGAATGGAGCTTGTCCCAAAATATTGTCAGGTTATTATTGACCGGATGCGGAAGCTCGACCCGAACATCACGATAAAGCGAAACGGGGAACTTTATGAAAAAAAGACACCATGACGTTTTGCGGTGCATATAAAAGCAGGTGATTAGAATGGCAAGGCCAAGAAAAGAAATAGACTTCGAGCTTGCGGAAAAGCTCGCCCAAATACATTGCACGCAGGAAGAAATCGCGTCCGTGCTCGGAATGTCTGTTGACACACTCCAGCGAAGCAAAAGGTTTAACGAGCTATATAACAAAGCGCGACTTCTCGGCCGGGCAAGTCTTCGGAGGATGCAATGGAAACTTGCGGAATCCGGCGACAGAACGATTCTGATATGGCTCGGCAAGCAAATACTCGGGCAGCGCGATAATATGGACATCGAACACTCCGGATCGTTCCAAATTCGTATTGGATTTGAGGACGATGAAGAGTGACACTGTTATTGATATCCAATTCAAAAGCAAAGCGAAAGAATTCAATTCACCGTTCATCCCGTACTTAAACACACGCAACCGCTACGAGGTTTACTACGGTGGTGCAGGCTCTGGGAAGAGCCACTTCATCGCGCAGAAGATACTGTATCGGATGCTCCGGGAACGCGGGCATCGATATCTGGTAGTTCGGAAGGTAGCGAGAACCAATCGGCACAGCACGTACGATCTTTTGCGAAGTGTTATAAGCGGATGGAAGCTGAACCCGCTATTCAAGATTGACAAGACGGAGCTTGACATCACGCTACAAGTGCGCGGCATCTCCGAGAATCAGATACTCTTCACCGGCCTTGATGACGTGGAAAAGCTCAAATCCATCACCGGCATAACGGACATCTGGATCGAAGAGGCGAGCGAGATAACGCCGGAAGATTTTATGCAGCTCGACCTTCGGCTCCGAACCCGATCTAACTATCCGAACCAAATCATCTTATCGTTTAACCCCGTGTCCGAGTATAGCTGGCTCAAGAAGCGGTTCTTCGATCAACACGTCGAGAACGCCTCGATCCTCAAGACCACGTACAAAGATAATCGATTCCTCGGAGACGACTACAAGCAAGTGATTGAAGGGCTCAAAGACCAAGACCCGACGTATTACCAAATCTACGCGCTGGGCGAATGGGGATCCCCAAAGGGTTTGATCTACACTAACTGGCGGCTCACAAACGAGATGCCGAAAGCCGGAACGGTTACATACGGGCTCGACTTCGGGTTCAACAACCCGACGGCGCTCGTGGAGATACGCGAGTACGACGGCGAGATATACCTGCGGGAACTAATCTATCAGACACACCTCACAAATTCGGAACTGATCGACAAGATAAAGCAACTCAACGTATTGGGCCGCATCTATTGCGACAGCGCCGAACCAAACCGTATCCAAGAGCTGAGGGCGGCGGGCTTAACCGCGATGCCGGCAAAGAAAGACGTGCTCAAAGGGATCGACTTTGCGAAGAGCCGAAAGCTCCGCGTCTACTCGGAGAGCTCGAACCTGATCAAAGAATTGCAATCGTACAAATGGCGGGAAGACAAAGACGGGCGCGTGCTCGACGAACCGGTACAATTCCAGGATCACTTGATGGACGCGATGCGTTATGGCCTCTACACAGGCACAAAATCCGAATACACGGCGTGGTGATGAAATGGCAGAACAGCAGAAAATAGACACAACGCAATATATCAGCCTCCTGGATCGCTTCTGGGAGATTCTCGGCGTGATACTGAACGAAGATGACCTCGAGAACGAAGACAAAGAAAAGATGCTCACGCGTGACGAGACGATTAAAGCAGGGCTCATGTACACGACGAATATGATCTACTCATCGATCGGGAGATACACGCATCCGGATGAGCGGATAGACGAGACAATCAACCAAGCGATAGACTTCTCGAACACCTCTATCGGCAACGTGCTCCAGCGAATGATCTATGAGGCTCAAGGCTACGGTTATGCGGTCGGAGAGATCATCTACACGATCGATAACGGTATCGCAAAGGTGGCCGACATCACACGGCTCGCGCCGTATCAATGCGCGTTCAAGGTTCAAGATGACGAATCGCTCGCGATTGAATACACTACCATCAAATACGGGAAGATTATACTCCCTCCTGAAAAGTGTCTTATCCTGCGAAACGGAGGCGGCATCTACGGTGAGAGCGTCCTTCGCCCCGTATTCTCGAGCTGGCAGTTCAAAACCGCGCTCAAGAAGTGGTGGGCGGTGGCGATGGAGAAGTTCGCGATTCCAACAGTGGTGGCCGAGAGCGCGGATCCCAATGCGGCGAGAGCAATCTTCGCATCGTGGTTCTCGAAGGCCGGCGTATCGGTGCCGATCGGTGACAAGATATCCACGCTTCAACCAGGGAGCGATATGGCCCGGAGTTTTCAAGACTCGATCGAGTATCTGAACACGCTTATATTCCGAGGCTTGCAAGTGCCTCAACTGATATCATCGTCTTCGGATACCGGCGCGTACGCGATGAGCAAAACGCACATGCAGCTCTTTCAAGACACGATGCGTTCGCAGGCGACGAACTACGCGAACCAAATCCTTGACCAGCTGATAACACGGCTTGTTGAGTACAACTTCGGCGTGCAAGAGGATTATGGCGAGTTCGCGATCAACGTGCAACCGAGCGTTGATGACAAGACGGCGATGGCCGGATACATAACCGCGTTGATTAGCGGTGGCGTGGTGGATCCCACGGAACCGTGGATTCGCGACATGCTATCTATCCCGGAATACGAAGGGGCGGTGATACCGGATGCCGACGGCGATAATGACAAAGACAGCGCTGACTTACGCGGAAAACAGGATAACACACTACCTGATGAGCCCGTGGAAGCGGCTACGACAGGCGGTAATTGATAACCGATCGATAACCTACGATATACTGCCCGAGTTCCAGAACGCGATAATGAGCGGCGTGATGACGGCGTTCTTGTACGGGCGCATCGCTGGATTCGGCGATATTGTGAAGCAAACGCGCGGAAAGCAACATCGCACACCGAACCGGAGATTTGCAACGCCCGACTGGAGCCAAACCGTCGCGGCGCTTAAAATCATACTCAAAAACGATTCAAAACTTGTCAAAGGATTGCTCGGAATCATCGGGACGAAGCTCATCAAGAACGAAGCGGAAGCGTTTGACGAATACTTTCGCCCGAGCGAGAAGGCGATGGCCTTTATGAGCCAGTACACGGTGCAGCTCGCAGGGATTGAAGCGCAAGACACGCTGAAATACGTATCAGGGCTTATCAAAGATACGGTAGAGCAAGGAATGAGCGAGTCGCAGGCAACGGCCTACATCAGCAACAAGATTACGGATTTTGCGCGAGCACGGGCGAAGGCGATCGCAATCACAGAAGCAACGCGCGCCTACAACGTCGGAACGCTCGAAGAGTGTCAGGGCAGCACGATACTTGAGGGATATCGTTTCAACGCGGTATTGGATATGCTTACCACGGATATATGCAGGGAACGGAACGACATATTCATACCGGCGCACGATACGGGCGCAATCGCATCCAATACGCCGCCGCTTCACGTGAACTGCCGTTCGAACCTCGAGCCGGTCACGAAGTACAGCAAGCGGAAGGATCAGTATAAGAACATCAACGATACGCATCTCACAACGGAAACGAAGCAGCGGCCGCAAGACATCGCGACGGTGCTGGACGTTCTGAATCAATACTGAACATTCACCAAGTGAATAATAGAGAGAGAGAAGAGCCGGATGGCTCTTTTTTTGTTGGGAGAGTGATACGAGTGTATATCGTGGTCTTTGTGTTAGGCGCAGGGTTCGGCTTGGCGCTCGGGTTCTATGCGGGGCTTATAGCCAGCAAATGCGGCACTA